GTGGCTAAGATGTATGTGTTCGTAGGATGTTTCACGTGGAACGCAATCTGGTGTGGTGAGAAGGACACTTTATTACTTTTTGTTACTTTCAACTCAACTGTAAAAAAGCCACGCTTTTCAGTATACCCAACTAGATCAGGGAAACCAAAAGAGGCCCAAGATTCAACACGTGTCCAGGTAATGTTAGGTGTATTTTTCTTAACTTTTTGCCAGAGTTTTGATTCAGCTTTCACAGTAATTATTCAACAAGAATAACACACCGATATTTCTCTACAGCACCCACAATTTTGTTCTCAACTAATCTAATTTCTTTGATATTAAATTCTTTTTGCATTGGGTTTCTGCCGTCTGGTAACAGCAACATGACACCAGCATCGGCGCCTTCTGGTGATGCACAAAACTTTTCTAACACCTGCACTAATGTTTTTGTTTTGTAGTTTAGATAACCTGATTGCAGGTCTTTATGCACGGGTGTTGATAGATTTATTTTTTTCATTTGCCTTGTCCTCTATATCGTTTAAAATTTCTACGCTTGTGTTTGTTCTTGGGTCTGGATCTTATACTCTGTCCAATAGATGTTCTCTTCTTTGGACCAGGTGCGTGTTCGCTATATAATTTACTCTTCTTTGCCAACTGTATACTCACCTTCTATGAGAACCTTGTTATCCTCATAAATTTTTTTCATTTTTGCTTCTAGGTCTTCGATGGATAGGTCCTCTAGTTTACCAGTTAATACCATTTTCTGTTCGATGTAGAGTCCTGCTGCTTTTCCTCTTGCCACTTCTGCGTTCGCAGCTGCCGAGAAAGCTCCTTTAGATAAAGCTGCTTCGCGTATACGACCGAGCTCTGTGATGTGTTTCTCAAAAGTAACCTCATATTTCTTTTGGACTTCTGTTCTGATTTCTCCGATATATTTAACAACGAGTGGATATTTGTTTGGATTACGTAACTCAGACGCGCGCACGTGAGCGCTGCCCTCTGCATAACCTGCTTCCAATGCACATTCTGTTGGTGTCTTACGTCCTTCATTGTAGACCAATAACTCCGCAAATTTCTTTTGTTGTTCTGATAATTGTTTGGGTAAACCCATGGTGTAAGTATAAGTAAGTTTACTTGTGATTACAAGTCTATTATTTCCTCGAGAACCATAAGGTTTTCTTTAGCAGATGCTATCTTCTGTACTAATTTATCCATCTCGTCAATATGCTGTGGATGTTCTCCAATACCAACAGATTTATTTAGATAGATTTCTAGCACTGCTTTCGCTTCTGATATTTGTGCATTATAGCGATCGGTTAGTGCTTTTAAACTTTTTGACATAATAATGTTTACTACTCTATAATTCGTTTTATTTTTAATCTACCCATGTCTTCGTAGAGAGCAGCCGTGACCTCCTGGCAGCTGACGTAGATACCTTCTTGATCTATACCTATGTTACGAGAAACAATACGTTTCTGTTTGAGACAATCACTAAGACCCTCAGTCGGCACCATCTCTATGGTTGAACCATTCTGTATCATCAGTATTGCAAATACAACTTTAATGGTTTCCATTTGTTTTTGACTCCAAGTCTATTAATCTTTCCTCGTGAAACTGTATAACCATATCATTTTTTAGTATCATAGGTATCTCTGCTTCCATCTGTTCTTTTAGTTTGTCTACATTACCTGAGAGGTACTCCACCAACATGTAGAGCTCTTGGACTTGTGGACTGACCATGTCGCCTTTGGGGACACCGTCAATAAAAGCATTAGCTGCTTCTAAATCTTTGTGTATCAGTCTTAGATCTGACTCAATAGAATTAAGCCGCTCAAGGACTCCAAACCCGAACCAAGCACCCACAAGACAAGCACCAATAATAGTGAGTAAGTTACGTACCGGCATCGAGACCGCGGTGTTTTCATCTACATCTAACCTTTTCATCTAACACTTCCAACGCTTACGAGCTTGTCGTAGTCTTGAGTTTGGATCTTTTGCAGCTTTTGGAAACTTTTTCATTTGTCCTGCACTACGTGCGCAAAATGATTTACGTCTCTTTGCTGCTTTACTACCAGGTTTAACTTTACCTGTGACCGCTGTTTTTAATTTACTACCAGGATTGGCTCTTCGATAAGCTGCAACACCAGCACGTGTCATACCTGCTCCAGACTTTGTAGGTCTGAAATTCTTTTTATTTCTTGCTGGCATTTTATCTTGCTTTCTTGCCATGACTTCTCCTAATTGCCTCTTTACCTTTTTTAAAAATACTTGCGACTTGCGTCTTGCCCATCACCTTAGCACGTTGTTCACCAACTGTTAAGATTTGTATCTTGCGCGCAAACGGTTTAGAAACCTTTTTGACTTTCGCCACAGTCTTCCTGGCATCTTGCGGAGTCGCGAACGCAATACGTACAGTGTCCTTTGGATTTTCATCTGTGTATAATCTTCTCCCCGAACCTTTTGGTTTTTTGCCCGTCCCTTTCTTTGGGTCGGCCATTACAACATTCCTTCGTAATATTTTTTATAACTTTTGTTTGACACAGGAACTCCACCTATATCACCCTGTATCATTTTTCCGATATAGCCACCTGCAGCTGCTTTCTTTCTACCTGCAAAAGTTTTTACGTTTGTAGGTTTACCTCCAGGATTACCTGCAGCTCTTTTTCTAGAAACAGCAGAACGTTTTTGACTATCTGTCATTCTAGCTGCCTTTGCGGCAGGTACACATTTTGGATATTTTCTTTTGGCGTCTGCTTTTTGTTTTGATCTACCGCACTTTTTATGGCCACCACCTTTTTTCTTGGAGCCAATGTCAACCCAGTTTTGTTTGAACCACTTGTCTAGTCCTTTGTGCCCAGACATGTTACGCGAACTTTGTTACTTTTTTTCGGTTAGCCATTATTGCGCCACAACCTCTTGCAACACGACCACCGTTTTTTAAACCTTGTGCTTTTAATCTTTTGGTAGCTTCTATTAAACCACCCTTAGCTTTTTTACCACGAAAGTCTTTTCGTTTTACACCTGATGGATCTTTAATTTTACCCGCGCATATTTTAGACGCATATGCGTTTGCATATGCGCTTGGGTAAACTTTAAATTTTCTTTTAGCAGCTGACTTGCCTCTAGGACAAAGTTTAGTCATTTGTTTTTCCTCGCTGTTTGTGCAGCTCTTTTAAAATTAGCTTCAGTAGGTGCGCCCTTTGAACCCTTCTTTCGCATCTTTTCTTTACGCTTTCTTTTAGCGTGTATATTTGCGTATAGTCCCGGACGTTTACCCATTACTTAACTTTGCCGCCTCTTTTCATTCTTTTTTTCATAACGTTTCCGCCGCCCATCATTTTAGGCTTCATCATTCCGCCGCCTCTTTTCATGACGCGCTTTTTGGTCATTTTCTTTTTCTTTTTCTTTTTATGTGCTGGCATAGCCCTTCCTCCTTTGGATTTTTTAATTACACCTCGTCCTATAAGAATGTCTTTCATGGTTGTTTTACCATCACCTGACAAATCTGGAAATTTTTTAGCCATTTCTATATCTCCTATAAGATTTACGTTTTAAAACTGTACCCTCATAATAATCTGAAGGCCAGTTGTCATAATAGCCAGTCTTTCGTAAATTGTCACTAGCTTTTTCTAACTCATCAAACTTTTGTATGAGCACCATCATAAACTCATTGTCTGGCTCCCAGTCGTCAGTATCTAAAAAATCCACTGGCTCTGGCTCTTCGTCATCCCAGGGGTGAGAACCCATTAAGTATATGTCTTTTGGAACTAAAACTCTATTTAATATATCTATAACAGAATTAAGCTCCTCTGGTTGGTAACCTATATCACTACAACCAACTATCACTATTTGTATGTCTGGATCTTGTGCTAGGTTTGCACCCTCTATTATTTTATCTTGAAAATCTGCAAAGTTTTTGCATTCTATTATTTTGTATTTTTTTTGTAGTCTAGCCATTCTGGCATACGGACACACAGGAACGTCGCCTAAGTGTTTATTTTTTGGTTCTAAATAAAATTCAGACCATTGCAATATATCTTCAGTTATCGATCTCATTTAAATGTTTTTTAAGCATATCAAGCAACCAAGGATTGTCTCTGTATACACCCATGAAAGCATTAGATATTGTATTTACTACTAATTCTTCTGCATCATCCTCTTTAAGTGGGCCGTTGGCTTGGTCTCT